GATTACAGTGGTATAGCATTAGCAAGTATCATAATTAATAAAACATTTGATGAACAAATGATTCGTCATATGATTCTCAACTCCCTTAGAATGTATCGTACCAGATACAAAGAAGAGTATGGCGAAATGATACTTGCTGTAGACGCATCTAATAATTGGAGAAGGAAAGCTTTTCCACAATATAAAGCTAATCGTAAAAAAGATAGAGGCACTTCTACCTTTGATTGGAATGAAGCATTTCGTATCTTAAATAAAATACGTGAAGAAATTGCTGAAAACTTTCCTTATACAGTTATACGTGTTGATGGTTGTGAAGCCGATGATATTATAGGTACATTAGTTGCTATGAATCCGGATCATAACAATGATTTTAATCCACAAAAAAATATGATTGTTTCTTCAGATAGAGATTTCTTACAACTACAAAGATTTAAGAACACTAGACAATTTTCACCTCTTCTTAAGAAAGAACTGGCTGTAGATAATCCAAGAGTGTATTTACAAAATCATATTATACGTGGTGATAAAGGCGATGGTGTACCAAACATTTTATCCGAAGATAATGTATTTGTTGAAGGATTCAGACAAAAGCCTATGTCACAAAAGAAAGTAGATGAAATTATTCAAGACTTAGAAGAAGGTGAATTACTATATGCAGCATCTTGGTATCGTAATTATTGTAGAAATAAAAAATTAATTGATTTAACCGAAACTCCTGAAGATCTTAAAAGAGAGATTATAAATAACTTTATGGCTGACAAGCCAGATACACGATGGATGAGACGAGGTAAAGTATTTCCATATCTTGTAGCAAACAGGTGTAATCAATTGATTGAAAGTGTACAGGAGTTTATTTAATGAAACAGTATGTTTTTGAAGTTCTAGAAGAAATGTCTAAACAAAGAAACCGTAAAGATAAAGTACGAGTCTTAAAAGAAAATGAGTCTTGGGCTTTAAAGGATATTATACGAGGTTCAATGGACACTACAGTTGTTTGGAATCTTCCAACAGGAGAACCTCCATATACGGCTGCAACAGCGCATAGTCATCCAGCAAATTTATTAAGAGAAAATATAAAGTTTCAATACTTTGTTAAAGGTGGTGCTGGTGACAAAATGACAAAGGTTAAAAGAGAACAACTCTTTATAGGAGTCCTTGAAGGTGTGCATCCAGAAGACGCTAAGCTAGTTATTTCTATGATTAATAAAGAAAAAATATATGGTTTATCTAGACCAATAGTAGAGGAGGCGTTTCCTAATTTACTAAGAGACTAACTCTACTATCTTAAGAAAGGTAGAGAAATGGTACTACAACAACTTGAAAGAGATTTACAAATTCACGCATCAAAACTTAAAAAGAGAGGAAGAATAAATCGAATGGAAAAAATCGTTAAGAAATTAAATTTTATAAAACGAAAAATCAAGTTAAGTCAAGTACTGGAGGATAAAATTCAAATCGATTAAAAAAATAATTGTTTACAAACAACTAAAACTATGATACTATATTATTATTTAAAGGTGAAACATGAATATTTTTATACTAGATAAAGACCCAATGAAAGCTGCAATGATGCTTTGTGACAGGCACGTTCCAAAGATGATTGTGGAATCTGCACAAATGTTAAGTACTGTCCATCGTTTACTTGACGGTACACCAGAAAAACGTAGGTCAAAATCGGGTAAAACAATACAAACATACTATTCATTTGGCGATGAACGTGATGAATTATATTACCTTGCAGTTCATAAGTATCATCCATGTACTACATGGACTAAAGAAAGTTTACAAAACTATAATTGGCATTATTATCATTTTTATGCTATGGCCAAAGAATTTGAATACCGTAGAGGTAAAAAACATTCAACATTTGAAAAACTCGGTGAATTGTTAGCTAAAGCTCCTATAAATATAAAGGATGTTGGATTAACCGAGTTTGCTCAAGCTATGACTCATTATCCTGACTGTATGGTCAAAGGTGATGCTGTACAAGCATATCGTAATTACTATCATCAAGCAAAATCATTTGCCAAATGGGAATGGGGTCGTGAGGCTCCGTACTGGTGGAAAGGATATCAAGGTGCCTAAATACACATTAAAAAAATATATTGACTCTACTAGAGAGTATGTTGAATGGGATATTGAATGTAGATCAGACGAAGTACAAGGTATATGTGATGAATATAAAGCTGAAAGAGTTTTAAAATTTCCTGGGATTGTTTCACAGCAAGGTAGTTTATTATCTAAAACAGATGATGGATGGAAAGATAACTTAAAAAGAATTAAGCAAGCTTCTGGTAAAGGCAACACTATTAAAATATAGGAGAAGAAATGAAATTTTTTTTAATAGTGTCTTTTTTAATGACGAGTGCCGCAATAGAAAGACCTATGTATGTTTTTAAAAATCCGTCTTTTGAAACTCATCAGGAATGTAAAGAGTATGTTGATGTAATGCATATGAAAATATATGAACAAGCAGCTGCATCTTATAATTTTAAATACAGGCCAGAGGCAATCTATTGTATAACAAAAGACGCAGTGAAAGAGATCTTTAAATATAATTATGGAAAACAAGAAAAAAAAACCGGCGTATGAAGTTATAGATGATTTTGTGCCTGATTACACTAATCAGTCTATCATTAAAATTTTAAGTGGAAGGACCTTCCCTTGGTATTTAAGTAGTAAAGTTTCCGAAGAAGAAAATGAACATTGGAACAGTCAACACTATCATATGTTGTATAATAATAAATATCATAACAAAAGTAATTTTTATTCTTTAGCGCAACCTATAATCAATAAACTTGATCCTGCAATTATCTTAAGAGTAAAAGTTAATTGCACACCTTGGACTAAAGATATAATAAAATTTCCATTTCATACTGACACTAATTTTAAATCTAAAACATGTGTTTACTATGTAAATGATAATAATGGATATACATATTTTGAAGATGGATCAAAAGTTTATAGTAAAGCAAGAAGACTAATAAGATTTGATTCAAATATAAAACATTCTGGAACTACACACACTGATGCAAAACATAGATTCGTAATTAATATAAACTATATACCAAAAGAAATGATAACATATGAAAAAGTTCAAGCATGAAAAAATTGATATTGGATATGATGACTTGGATACGACAACTACCAATAGCGGGAGAGACTATCTTACTCCTGATGGTAGTCTGTATCCTAGCGTCACAACTGTTTTAAGCATACTTAATGAAGATATAATTAAAGCTTGGCGTCAAAGAGTCGGCGAAGAAGAAGCAAATCGTATTAGTGGTAAAGCTTCAAACCGTGGAACACGTGTTCATAGTATAGTTGAAAAATATTTAAATAATGAAGACACTGTAAAATTTTTACCGCACATCAGACAAAGTCTTGAAAATTTAAAACCAGTACTCAATGATATCGAAACTATCTACGGATTAGAAGTACCATTATATAGTCATTATCTTGGTCTTGCAGGAAGATGTGATTGCATCGGTAAATACAAAGGTGTACCTTCCATAATAGATTTTAAAACTTCAAGATATATAAAAAAGAAAGAAAAAATAAGTAATTACTTTGCACAAGGTGCAGCGTATTCAATTATGTGGGAAGAACGCACTGGATTGGTTGCGCCAAATATAGTAATCATCATGGATGTAGACCATGAAAAGCCTTTAGTCTTTGTTGAACATAGAGATAACTGGACTAAATTATTAACAGAAACAATAGAAGAATATAAAAAAAGAAAGTTATTTGGTCACTAATGAGATTAACAGAAGCAATAAACTTACGATCTGAGTTTGAATTTATAACAAAATTATATAACATGCCACAAGGTTCTGATATAGATACTATAGAATGGTTTTTAAAAAATGGTCATAAGTCAAATTCTCTGAGGAAAGGATTTGATGAAGCAAAAAATATAGCGAAGAAAATAAAGGAGTTTAGCGATGGCTGCACAAAAAAAACTAGAGGCAGGAAGCAAATACGCGAGTTTTGATAAAGATGGTGATGGCATTGTTACTGATGAAGAATTTGAAATGGAAC